GTGCTCGAGCAAGAATTTGACGGCCTTCTTTTGATAGGCGTGTGGTTGCCACGGCTTCGATGACTGCGGAAAAAGCTCGGATTGCATTGTCGTGTACCTCTACTTGGTAGCCAAGCTGTTTGAGCTGGCCATGGATGTATTCTTGTTTTGGCTCAGGCACCTCGCCTGGCCGCTTGAACTCAATCAACAGCGGGCGACCACCGGGAATCCAGAAAATCCTGTCTGGGTACCCAGTGTCGCCCGGCGTCACGAGTTTGGAGCCGACGATCCCGAGGTGTTTCCACACCAGGTCAACGGCATCACGTTCAATCTTCGATTCTCTCATGGGAGCTTGTGAAGATCACGGCAAGGAGCGCAGACACCGTTCACCAGGCGCCCAGACCACTCACCGCAAAGATCACAGTCACCAGGACGCCCGACAGGTATCTTGGCCGCTTCCTCACGGGTCTTCTTGATCATCGCTTCGTCCCATGGGGCGTCGCGGTCAAGTTGGCGATCGACTTCATCCATCTCGCTTACCCCATCAACTGGAGCGCGTGAGTGGCCTGTGACTTGGCATCATCGAGCGCGTTGTGGTAGGTGCCTTGACGGGCCAGCTTGATTTGAGGCTGCAGGCTCTTCAGGGTGCGGTAGCAGCGATTGTTCCAGAAGTCCCATGGGATGTTCCGGCCGATGGCAGCGTAGCAGCCAGTCAAGATCGCGTTATCGAAGTCCGAGCCGTTGCCCCAGACCTTGACTTTCTTGTGGCCGAACTGAGCGAGGTATTCGGTCAGCTGATCCAGTGCTGCGGCCAATGCCACACCGCCGTTGGTGGCTTCTGTCAGGACAGTCTTGGCTGCTTCGCTCTGCTTGTTCCACCAGTCGAGTGTCTCCAGGTCTTCATGCAGCTCAGCAGCATTGCAGCTCTGGCGGTTGACAACCACATAGAGCTCCTTGCCGAGCTGCTTGGTCTTGGGGTCGAAGGCGACAGCACCGATCGAGAGGATGGCGCAACCAGCACGGCGGCCGAGGGTTTCAAGGTCAATCATCACGTGTTCCATTTTCATCTCCTTAGTATTTGCAGGGACCGTTCTTGCTGGCACTGAAGAAGCACCAACGGCATTTGTCATTGGGTCGTGGCGCGAAGGTGGTGTCGTTCAACATGGCCTTCGTGCGCTTGGCCCAGATCTTCTTGAGCTTGTCGATGTCCTTCGGCGTGAAGATCAGCGGCTTGTCTTCGTCAGGGTAGACCGTGCCTTGATCGACGTAGGCCAGACGAGGACGGACTTCCTTGAGGTGCGGATGCAGCAGCAAAGCGGCCAAGGCGTAGAGCTCGAGCTGCTCGACGTAGTCCTCATTCATCTCCTCGCGGAACTTGCCAGTCTTCCAGTCGGTTACGATGAGGATGTCCTCGCCTTCGTGGTGGGCGCAGTCGAGCTTGATGCGCACCCAGCAGTGAACCCAGTTGTCCCACTCAGTTTCTTCCCAACCGTTGGTGAAGGACCAGTTGTCTTCGACCACCATGCCATTGATCGACTTCTTGAACTGCTTGCGCAGCGCTTTGAACTCTGTCTCGAAGAGCTTCAGCTCAGGCGGCAGCGTGCGGCCTTTGCCCTTGATGTACTCCTCAGCCAGCGTGTGGATTGCAGCACCGCGAGCCATGGCTGGGTTCGGCGGCTCCTTGATGCGGTCGATGTGCTTGTACTTGGCCTTGGCCGGGCACTGCTTGTAGTCGCTGTACCGGCTGAAGGACCAGCTTGTGATCTTCTTGATCGGAATAACTTTCTTGGTGGCCATCAGAGCACCTTGCCTTTCTTGTCGTAGTCCTGGAGTTCATCCCAGTTGGTTGCGGAGATTGCTCCCTCGCTCAGGATGGAGACGTCGAACTCTACCGACTCCATTGTTTTGCGCAGCACTTCCATCTCAGGCTTCAGGATCTTCTTCGGCACGCTGACCGTGACCTGGTCGTGCACGTTGAGGACGATCTTGGCGTCAGGATGCTTGGCCGCATGGTAGCGAATGATCGCCTCCTTGGTGCAGTCAGCGGCCGAACCTTGAATGAGCACGTTGACCAGCTTGTAGTCGAACTCACGGATGCGACCATCAATGAGCTTCGGCTCTTCACAGTAGTACTCACGGCCACCCCAGGTGCGAATGGGTTCCTTGTTCTTGGCCCGCAGCTTCATGTCGCTGTACATCTGCTTGAGCCCAGGGTAGAGCATCAGAATGGCCTTCTTCAACTCACTGGACTCCTCGACCGTCATGCCGTTGCGCTCGGCCAACTTGCCGACGCCCATGCCGTAGATCAGACCGAGATTGGTGTTTTTCACCGGCTTGCGGTCGTAGAACTTGCCCATCTTCTCGAGCTCAGCCTTGGCGTAGTCGTGGAAGTCAATCCAAGGATTCTCGACGTACTTGTCCATCAGGGCACCACCGTCAAAGTGGGCCAAGATGCGAGGTTCCTGCTGCGAATAATCTCGGTCGATGAAGACCTCGCCTTTGAACGGCGTGATGTAGCTGCGCACCTTCGGCAAGGCAGGCAGGGTCTCCTTGAAGGGAGACTTGGGCAGCTTCTTCTCAGGCGCCTCGTGGTGGAAGATGGCGGCGAACTCCTTGGGGATGTTCTGGAAGTTTGGTGTCGAGGACAGTCGGCCAGTTCGTGTGCCAACGTTGTGGTCGCCAGACGGCGACTTGATTTGGTTCCAGGTCGTGAAGATCAGGCCACCAGACGCGTTGGCTGTGTTGAGCCAGGGCTGCATGAAGGTGTTCAAACAGGTATTGAGCTGGGTCCTGTACTTGAGGACGGCCAACAGCACCTTGTCAGTGACCCCTTGCAGCAGGGCCTCCTTGTTGGTCTGGAACTTGCCTGTTGGCGTCTTGGGCAGCAGGTCAGGATCGGCCTTGCCGGCTTCGACCATGGCAGCCACGAGCTGCGCACCAGAGTCAAGGTTGATGTCGGCGTCTGCCTTGAGGGTCTTGATGATCCAAGCATCGATCTTGATGCGCCAGTCGTTGTACATGGCCACGTCATCAGCCAGTCGCTTGTGGTCCATTTGAAGACCTTGGCGCTCCATCTCCAGCAGGATGGGCATGAGCTTGCGCTCGCGGTCGTAGGAGGTCAGCATGCCTCGGTCAACTGTCTTCTTCCAGAGCAGGTTAAAGATGGCCTCAGTGCGTTCAACGTCGCCGTTGGCGTACTTGCCGACGAGGTCGCCAGGTGCGTAGGCGATGTACCGACCGAAGTAGTGCTCAGACGACTTGCTCTTGCTGATCTTGACGCCTTTGACCGGCTGGTTGGCAATGAGCCACTCACCGACAGCATCTTGCTCGTCAGCGGGCAGGCCAAGCAGCCGAGTGGCCGATGGCTTCAGGCCGAGTTCCATCTGATGCGGGTCGTCGAGGAACAGCAGGAACATCGTGTCATGGATCTTGTCCCAGGCCGGGATGGGCAGACCAAAATGCTCTTCAGCCACGTCGACGTCGAACTTGCCATTCTGGAAGAGGACACCGTCCTTGTGTGCCCAAGCCTTCTTCAGCTCGGTGGCTCCGTCTGACCAGCAGCAGTTGTTGCCAGTGGGATGTCCCCAGGCGTAGTACTTGGACTTCTTGCCAGGATACTTGATGGACACGCCGACGGGCATTGGAGGATATTTTGGTCTGCCCTCGATGCCGAATGTTTCGAAGTCAACGGTCACTGGTTTTGGTTGTTTCATGATGCTCCCAGCTCCATGCGTTCACGATCGGCGCGGACCTTGTTCAGTCGGCTGTGGATGCGCTTGATGAACTGCTTGCGCTTGCGGCCTTTGAGCTCCTCCTTCAGGAGGGCTTGGCACGCAGGCTCATCAGCTTCGCGCAGGACGTCATTCAGAGCCAGCCAAGACTGGAGCGCTGGGTTCGTCACTAGTTTCTTCATAATTGTTGCTCCTGAGTCAAAAAGGCCCGACGGCCAAAGGGTGGTTCAGCACGTCGGGCAAAGGCTCCTGCAAAGGATCAGTACTTGCGGGCGCCGCGCTTGGCCACAGGTTTCGCTGCTGCTCGACTGCCACGCTTCGGAGCCGGTGCAGTTTCTTCCTCGGCCGGGGTGTACGGGAAGTCGATGGTGGACTTGACTTCTTCGTGGCGCTTCATGATGGCGCCCATCAGCTCGTCAGGCAGGTTCATGATCGGCTCGAAGACGACCTTGAACTGGCTCTTGGGATCAGGTACCACCTTGACCTTGGTCACGATGCCGAACGGCGGACGGCGCAACGCACCAGCCACCTGCTTGACGAAGCTGGCGTAGCCCTTGACGGACGTGACAGGCAGCTTCATGAAGCCGACAGCCGTAGTCTCGTAGTGGTCTTCGTCTTCGTTCAGCTCGAACTTGCCTGCTGCATTGAACGTGCCTGCCGGGATCATGCCCAGACGGCGCGTGTTGCGGCATGCCTTGCCCTTGCCGACCTCAGCCGTGCCGAACTCGTTCATGGGGCAGCCGGCGCACTGGTCATGCTGGGCATTGCCCGCTTCGACGACGAGATTGTGAGGTGCCATGGTCTTCTCTTCGCGGGCGAAGGCGAAGCAGGTCGGGCCTTGCGGCACGTCCGGGTCGTAGCGGCCTTCGTAGAACACGTTCTCGAGGACCGAGTCCAAGATGACGACGGCCATCTGGTTGCCGGGAAGCGGAGCGTCTTGCCAAGACAAGATGCCGCCCTTGGTACTGAAGAACTGTCCGCCGCCAGTGTTGGCTTCCATGCCTGCAGCAACTTCAGCTTGCTTGGCAAGTTCCTCATCCCATTTGACGAGAGCGGTGGTTTGGGTTTTCTTTGTAGCCATGATCATGGTTCCTTAGGTTGTTGGTGTACTAGCACTGCGCTGGTTGAAAAGATCAGGACCTTGAGCAGCGCCCCAAGATCCTGATTGACGTCAAACTTTGTTGATGGACACCGAGACAGCATTGAAGTGCTCGACGCCCGGAACTTCCTTGCCTGCTTCCCAACGCTCCTTGATGGCCGCGTCGGTCAGGCGCTTCTGCATGAGGTCGAAGCTGCCAGTCTTCTTCACATACTTGTAGAAGGCATCCCAGTCCTTGACCTGAGGAACCTGCTTCGTGACGACCGTGACTCGGGCCAGCTTGCCAGCCACGCCAGATGCTTCGGACTTCGGCAGGTTCTCGATGATGTGGTTCTTGAGGGCAGACTCTTCAGCTGCGATCTCATCGACCTTCTTTTGCTCGGCCAAGCGCTTGTTGCGCAGCTCGAACAGTTTATCCGCGCAGGCGCCGAGCGCCTTGGGGAACTTGTATTTGACTTCAGTTGCCATGATTATTTCTCCTCGCCAAGAATTTGGCCCAGCAGGTTGTTGAAGTGCTCAAGGTCACCTGCAAAACCCCAGTTAGACTGGTTGGTGGCTTCGCGCATGGCGTGGGTCTCAAGCATGATCTTGACCTTTTCGACCTTCGCCATAACTTCGGCGTGGCGTTCGAGGTAGGTATCGTGTGCAGACTTCTTCATGGTGGTTTCCCTCAGCAAGGTTTGGACAGGCGTTATTGCGTTGTCCATGGTTAGATTCTAGTGCAGCTTGAGTGCCTTGTAAACACCTATTTTCAACTTTGTGCAAATTATTTTGTGTCCATGTCCACCTTGTCACGGAAGCCAAGGAATACTGGGAAGCGCGGCTTGTCCTTCACGCCGGTTGGCTGCGATTTGTACTTCACGACCTTGCCCATCAGGTTGTCGCCCATGGCCCAGAGCAGCTGGCGCTGAGACTCCGTGAACCCGGTGCCGATGTCGAACTCGACGCCAGTCTTCAGGTCCTTGACCATGAGGGCTCCCAGTGTTTGCTTACCGACTTTGCCCGCCTTATGGCTTGACCGCTCGAGCTGGCCCAGTTCATTCCGCTTGGCCTCATTGGCGTTGTGCTGAGCTTCACTGAACCCGATGACCTTGGCCTCGGCATCGACGAAGCGCTTGACCTTCAGCAACCACGCCTCCTTGGCAGTCGAGCGGCCATGCTTGTACGGACCGTCGGGGTGGCGCAGCATCACGCCTTCGTAGCCGGCAGCCAAGTAGCTCTCCTCCCAGGTCAGGATGGCAGCTTCACGGTTCACCTTGTCATGCTGCACCTGCACGAAATGGGTATGGCGCCGAGTCCGCTTGAAGGCCATGTCCAGGCGCTTGGCAAACCCGGCCTCGTGGCTGAAGTCATCGAACACGTAGAACTTCACCTGAGGCCTACCCTCGATGCTCATGACACCGGATGACGTCACTTGGAACACGTCCTTGGCGATGGGGGAATCTACGATCAGCTCCCCATCGAGGCCATTGAACTCGTGGTGGCCGAACAGCAGCTGCACGTACTTATTGGGGATCGGCTTCAAGGACCTGCCGACTGCGACCCCATCGATGATCAAGCAACGAATGCCGTCCAGCTTGGGGCTGAGCAGCATTGGGAAGGGGATTACTGGACCGGCAGGTGATGCGAGCATGGGTTTCATAGCGGCACCTCAAGAATGCTGGTTTCCTTGGTGGTCCGGTCCAGGAACACTGCCAGACACGGAGGCGCTTGGTATCGGTAGATCCGAGCTAGAACCACCGGCATCTGCTTCGGCACCAGGTAGGCCAGCAGCACGTGATTCTTGTCGTTCGATGGATTCTTGGGCATGGCTAAATTCCTTCTTCATGTAGTATTTCAAACTGACCCGCATCGCTGCTTCACGCAGGCGACTTGGGCTGCACAGCTTCATGGCCTCAAACCCGAGGGCCAGCAAGGTCTCAAGCTCAGACCGTTCATCGTCGCCCCAGCCGATCAGCTCAGCGATGCATTCTTGCAGGCGTTTGTCCTTCAGCTTCTCAGCTGCCTGAGCGACGTACTCCAGATCCTCGCGACTCAGGTTGCCACGACCACGCATGACAGCAGTCGAGCGGTTGGTGTAGTAGACGAGCAGCGATTCGAAGTACTCGCGGCTGCCGACCTGCACGGTCTTAGGCTTCTTAGCCATGACCTGAGCCTCCACACACTTGGCATGGCAGCTCGATCGAGGACCAGCCCGTGGTCTGCGTGACCTTGCCAGATCCCTTGCAGGACCCACATGGCTTCGGCTCACTGGCTTCTTCCATGGCTGCCTTGTAGGCCTTCCTGATCGTGTTGAACTCCACAGCATTGCCACCACGGTCTGGGTGATGGATCATGCAGAGTTCCCGCCACTTCGCCTTGACCTCGTCAGGCGTCGCGGTATCAGGAAGGCCCAGAGTCGCGAAAGCTTTGCTCATTTGGCTAAGTCCCAACCGATCAGAAAGAAGATCCAGAGGACCTTCAGGATGAGGCCCAGGACTGGCAGAAGGATGACGACTGCGACCAGACCAAAGATCCAGCCCAGAATCTCCTTGACCCAGTCGACCCAGGTGTAGAGGTAGCGTTTACGCTTCATTGAGCACCTCATCGAGCTTGGTGGCGTACCAGATGGCCTTCTTGTTGTCTTGCACCGAGCTGTCCTTCTTGCCCAGGCGCCACTGGTACTTGATGACTTGGCCGCGAAGGAAGCCGATGAACTGCTCCTTGCCCAGGGCGGCACGGATGGCATCGATGCACTCGACCCCGTTGTCGGTCTCAGCGTAGTGAGGCGGATGGTTGACCATGTCCTTGACAGGAGCGGCCGGCTTAGTGATCTTGCGTTGCATCGAGAATCTCCTTGATTGAGGGCATGACATGGAGCAGAGCCAGCTTGCACATGACTGCAATCTCGCGATGCTCCTTCTGGGTACCGTTGCCGGCACGGAGCTGTATGTAGTGGATCCAGCTGCGAACTGAGCCGGCCATGTAGAGACGACTTGGCGTCATGCCCTCAGGCAGGACAGCACGAGCAACCTCCTTGGCGATGCCCAGCTTGAGAGCCGAGGCGTAGGCTTCACTGGTGGCATGAGCAATCTCTTCTTGCTTGTACGCCCACCACTTGCGCAGATCGTCATCCTCGATGGACAAGCTGTTCTGGCGGTTCGTGGTGTCTTGCAGTCGAGCCTCGCGTATCACGGCATCGTCGACCACTGCGGCGTAACGCTGGCTGAACTCTTGGAAGCTGAAGGACCGATGGCGCAGAATCTGACGGGCGATGTCGCGGGTCGTCTGAATCTCGATGACGGCATGAGCCATCTCAAACGGCGACCAGTGTTGGTTGCGGACCAGATAGTTGAGCAAGCGAGGAGCCGTTTCGTGATTGGCCTGGTTGGCTGGGTTCGAGACCCGAGCGCAGTAGGCCACCAGCTCCTCGCCCGTCTGGACGCCTTCCAGCTCAACAGGCTGGGTGAATGCGATCAGACGGACTTGGCTCATTCTTCCGCGTCCTTCGCGTCGGTCTCGGCGCACAAGGTGTTGATGAACTCGAGCAGGTCGGCCTTGGCGACCGGGATGTCGGTCTGCTCAATCTCGACGTCCTTCTTCTTGCAGTCCAGCTGCTCGACCAGTGCATCGCGTGTTGCGCGAGCATCGGCGTTCGTGGCGGCATAGCGCTTGGCACCAGGGCCAGTGACGAGGTAGCAACGCATGATTAGTTGCCCTCCACTTTGTCTGCACGTGTCTGAGCAGCTTCGTTGCTGTACTTCAAGCCGTTGTAGCGTACACTGAGCTTCGCGATGTTGGCATTGAGTGTCTCTTCACGAGAGATGCCCAGACCTTGGCGCAAGCCTTCCATGTAGAACTCCAAGTCGCCAAGTTCTTCAACGACGTTGTCGCGGTCAATGGGCTTGACGTAGATGGCAGCCTTTTTCACTGCATCAAGCAGTTCACCGGCTTCTCCTGAAACACCAACTGCCATGTGCAGAAGGTGCGTTGTTTCCGGTGTCAGGCTTGCAACAATGTCTGCACCTGGTTTTGCCAAGGCCTTGACCATATCGGCGTGGTTCATGTGAAACTCCTTACTTACATTCAGATGAAAAAGAAAGGAGACCGAAGTCTCCCATCCACTTGGACAGACTGCTTACGCAGCTTCCTTGATGCCGTCCACGATGGACTTGAGCACGGCCTTGGTTGCCTTGGCAGCAGCCTTGTCTTCGGGCAGCTCGGCTTCCTTGACCACAGCCAAGACACGCTTGGTCTCGGCCTTCACAGCAGCAGCAACTTGCTTCTCAACAGCAGCTTGCACGCCTTCGTCGGCCAAAGCGGCCTTGATCTCTTTTGCATTCATGATTCACTCCTTCAAGTGGTTTGGAAAATCGCGTTGGGACAATTCCCTCAGCAGGTTGTATTTTACAGCCGTGCTTGCGTAGCTGTAAACATGTGGTTTCAATTATTTGTCAACTTTAAATGCGTGTTGCTTCCCATCGGCCTGTGGATTGACTCAGACGAACCAGCTTCAATGCCTGCACTAAGGCCCATTGATCCAGCACGACGCTGTTGGACCTTGGCTTGACCGGTCGACATCTCTTGAACCCTGTCCTCTATCAGCTGCTTCGTCTCGTCGCTAAGGGCAAACTCATGTACGGTCTTGCTAACCGATGATACCCAACCATGGCAGAACCCGTCGGCTTGTATTGTCTTTTCTCCACGGCTTAGGTAGGTTGGAAGATTATTGACGAACACTCCGCGTGCTTTGATCAACTTGCGCTGGAGCACGTCAGCAGTGTATTGAGCCAGTTGAACTTGCGCCTTCAATCCAATTAGAACGTATCTGCCATAGACGTCGCTAGAGTAGCTGCTAGAACTCGTCCAAAGAAGTTTGCAGCCGAAGGCCTTGGCAATAGTGTTGAGCAAGTGAAGTTCCCAGTCTTTGATTCGACTGACGGAGACTTTTGACTTTACCTCAGCCTCGCCTAGATCAGCTCGGCCAAGATCAACCTGAGAAACGCCGTGCATATCCATCAGCTTCTGAGCTTGGCGCATGGCAGATGCCGCTTCATGTGGCTCGGAAGATTGGCTAAGCGCCAAGCACTTCTTGATCTTGTTCAGAATTCTTTCGTCGATGTGGCTCATGTTCATCACCTCAGCAAGTTGGTATGAGATGATTATAGTGAGCACGAGCCACTTTGTAAACGCCTAGTTTCAATATTTTGAAGCTTTTTGCGCGCCGCTTTGCTTCTTCGCCCAGTCTTCGAGGTGCTTCGAGATGAGTTGTGGCTGCGAAGACAGCCAAGCATCTTGGTTGCGGACCGCGTAGAACCTGCCTTGTGAACCATCGGACAAGCGGACTGGCTTCCCACCAGAGACCTGACGGACTCCAGCACGTGCCAGCTCGCGACCCAGCCCGTTGGCCGTGGTCCCGGTCTTGCCCGAAGGATCGTAGAACTGCAGCAGCTCTTTCGAGGTGAACAGGTCCTTGTTGATGACCATCTCGCCGACCCGCAAGATGTGGTCAGGAGTAGCCAAGAGGGTACGCACCCAGCCGGCCAGATCAGACTGCACGTTCGCAATCATCCGCTCCTTGGCTGCTGTCTTGAAGGCAGGGGCTGCTGGGTTGAAGTCGCCCGTGTCACGGTTCAGCAGGTAGTGGAAGACTGCCTTGCTCCCGCCAGTGTCTAGCCACAGGTCATAGTTCATGTAGAACTCTTCGTCCATGGGACCTACCTGCACCTCGTGGATGAAGAAGCGTCGGTCATCGTCTTCAAGGAAGAACGAGTCAGGGTGGTTGGCCGTGAAGAAGTAGTTGATGCAGTCAGGCACCACGTAGGTTGGCACGTACTTGCCATTGACTCGGAGCTCGCGCTGCGTGATGAGCTTCTTCAAGAAGTCGGCATCGGCCCGCTTATTTGACCCTGTCACGTCGTCGCCCATAACGAACTGCTTGCCCTCAGCCCACTCGTTGAAGCTGTTGTGCAGGTCCATCTGGCTGATCTCGGTGAAGTTCTGCCCGTAGATCCTGCCCAAGGTGTAGCCGATCAGCGACTTACCTGTACCGTGGCGGATGCCGTGCAGGACCGCTGAGCTGAACAGCTTCGTGCCGGGATGCTGGAGTGGGTACGAGCACCAGTTGAGAAACCACTCCATGGCTTCAGGCTCGCTGCCCTTGAAGATGTGGCCAACGAGTTCAAGGAACGGCGTGACGTCGTCCTCGACCGGCTCGACACCCCAGCCCGGCCAGATGTTGAACATGGGGCGAGGATCTTGGATGAAGCGGCCATCGCCTGGCTTGTACGTGATCTTCGTGACCTCAGTCCGCAATGGCCACTTGAGCCACGCAGCAGCTGCTGAGACCGCCTTAAAGGAGACTGAGCCGTCTTGCTTGAGGCTGCGCTCATGGTAGTTCAGGGGAGCCTGCAGATGTTCCTTGAACGCGGACGGACTTGCCTTGAACCGAGTGTCTTGGTCGACGATGAGACCAGGGTCTTGGACGTAGACGTACTTCTCATTCAGTCCCCAAAGCGGTGCGGTCAGCCCCAGCGGCTCGGCTTCAGTGAGCAGACCGCGGAACATCGAAACGGCTGACGGCCCGGCATGGACAAGGAAGTCGTCAAGCCCCACCTTCTCAAGGCCAGGCAGCTGAGGCAAGGAGACGAGATGGACGAAGCAACCACGCCGATGGAGCTCTTCACCAAGCTCCCTTAAAGCAGCGCAGACCATGGGGTTGGTCTTGTAGTCGCTGTCGAAGCAGATGTAGACGTTGCGCTTCAGCCAGATGACTGAGTCAAGGCTGGGGAGCCAAGTGAGGCCGAGCCTGTGGCTGCGCCAGTTGTACACGCCACCCAGCCCGATGGTGGGGAAGCCTTCTTTGCAGGCCTTGGCGGCTTTGAGCTCACCTTCAGTGAGGATGATCGGCTGGTCTGTGTCGCCGAGGATGGCCGACCAGTCTTGGTTGCCTGGGTAGTAGGCGACTGGTGCCGTGTTGGGCTCTTGCACGTACCTGACGGGCTTCTTCTCAGTGATGGCTGCGAAGTCAGTCGGCGTCTCGAGGTATCTGATGCGATAGAACGGCTTGGCACCTGGCCAGTCCGAGATGGGGAACCCTGCAGGATCGAGGTACTCGATCTTCAAGCTGCAGAGTTGCTTGAATGCTTGGTGATGTTGAGCTGTCTGCTGAGCGCTAAGCGCTGTCATCTTCAGCAGCTTGGCGTCTTCTAAGGTAAGCCCGCTGCCCTTGAGCTTGGCTTCTACTAGTGCAGTCGCTTTGTGGTCGGTGGTTGGAGCCACCTTCTTTGTTCTGGTTGCCATCTTGTTTCGGTCCTCAATTCGTCGATCATAGCCGCCTCAGCATCGGCCAACCGTGCGCTCAGCCGCACGAAAAGGTGTCCGCCCAGTCACATCACTTGCTGAGGGCGATCGACGCGGACCAAGGTTGTGGGCAACCGAAGGAGACACGACACGACTGGGCGAACAAGGCAGATTGTAGCTCGGCTGTTGCCGCCTGTAAACAATGGGTTACCAATGAGGTGAAAAGCCGTTCAGAATCAACCACTTAGCTCACTTTGCTCCCTGCGCTACGCATCTTTGCTCCCGCTACAGATTATTCTCAACTACACCATTCCCTATTCTCTCTTCTCTCTATATCTACTTCTTCTTCTTCTTCTTCTTCTATAGAAAAGTAAGAAGAATCTGTAGTATCTGTAGAAGTCCTTATAAATCAACAACTTAGGTCGCTACACATTGCCGCTACACAGGCTACGCCGCCGCAGATGTGTAGCGGCCATAAAGTGGGTGTACGAGGAACTCCACACGTGATAGAGAGGTTTACGCCACCGGTGAAACGGTTTACGATCCACACCATCGAGATTTCCTATCTCCAAATCTTTGTGGAGTTGAACAATGGCAGGTGGTGGACGACAACCAGGTGCTGGACGGCCGAAAGGCGCATTGTCCAAGGTCACCGCAAAAGCGAAACAAGCCGCCATGGAAACCGGATTGCTTCCACATGAGTGGTTGCTGATGGTCAGCCGTGGTGAAGGCATCAAGCACAAGCGCTGGGTCATCAAGTATGACGCCAAGGGCAATGAGAAGAGCAAGGAACTTGTGGAAGAAGAGGTCTACGCAGACTTCCCTACCCGCATCGATGCGGCGAAGGCTGCCTCCCCGTACTACGCACCACGCCTTGCTGTGCAAACCGTCTCCGTCAGCGGCAACTCAGACGCCGTGTCCGAGACACTCAAGTCGATCGCGGAGAAGCTCCCAGTATGATTGAGCTCGCCCATCAGAAGGACATGGAGCGTTGGTACCCACTGACTGAGCACTCCATTCAAACCGCCTTAGTCAATGACAAGGTGCGGTTCAAGGTGGTCCCAGCAGGGCGACGGTCTGGCAAGACTGAACGAGCCAAGCGCTTTGTGGTGCGCGAGGCCATGAGGGAACCAGGACCCTACTTCGTAGCTGCTCCTACCCGGGACCAAGTCAAGCGGATCTACTGGGCCGACCTCAAGCGTCTCTGCTTCACGTCAGTACTCGGCGACCGCTCAGTCAGCGAGTCCGAGCTCCAGATCCGCCTGCCCAACGGCAGCACGATCAGCCTCATCGGTCTCGATCAACCTCAGCGCATGGAAGGCGTGCTCTGGATTGGGGGCGTCATTGATGAGATTGCAGACGTGCGTGAAGGTGCGTGGCAGGAGAACATCAGCCCAGCCCTCGACACGTTCAACCCGCTGAAGCCTGACTACCGCCCATGGTGCTGGCTGATCGGGGTTCCTGACGGCTTGAACCACTACTTCGAGATGGCTGAGTACGCTCGAACCGGTGGCGATCCTGATTGGAAGCTGTACACGTGGAAGTCAGCAGACATCCTGCCCAAGGACGTGATCGATGCAGCCAAGCGCCGCATGTCGCCCCGTCAGTACCGGCAGGAGTATGAGGCCAGCTTCGAGACTGCGTCCGGCCGTGTGTACGAGGACTACAGCCCAGACAACTACACGAACGAGGTCATCAAGCCCAATGAGCAGCTGATGTGGCACCATGACTTCAACTTCACGCCCATGAGCTCAGGCGTCGGTGTGCGTCGTGGCAATGACTTCTACATCCTTGATGAGATTGTCCTCCAGTCCGCGGTGGCCAGGCAGTCGGCCCTTGAGTTCGTGGAGAAGTTCAAGAACCACCAGAACCGCAGCGTGATCATCTATGGTGACCCGGCAGGTCGGGCTGGTGAGAAGCATGGGCACGCCTCTGACTACACTGAGATGGAACAGGTGCTGCGCTCCAACAACTGGACAGTGACGCGCAAGGTGAAGAACGCAGCTCCAGCCATCAAGGACAGGCAGAACGCTGTGCGCGCCAAGATCAAGAACGCCAAGGGCGAGGTCAGCCTGTTCGTGAACATTGAGAAGGCCAAGTACGTTCACAAGGGCTTTGCCACCGTGCAGATCAAGAAGGGCAGCACCTTCCTTGAGGAAGACAGCGAGTACCAACACATCACGACGGCCGTTGGTTACTGCGTGGACTACGAATGGCCGATCAACTTCAAGAAGGACGTCAAGGTCGAGCCGATCGCGTCCGTCAATCACTTTAACCGTTAAGGAACTACCATGGCCCGACCAACCAAAGAGCAACGACTTGCTGCCATCCACCAGGAGGCGCTCGCCGAGTTTGACAACATCCAATCTGCCCTGCGCGATGAGCGACTGCAGTGCCTCCAAGACCGGCGCTTCTACTCGATCGCAGGCGCTCAGTGGGAGGGTCCATTGGGCGAGCAGTTCGAGAACAAGCCCAAGTTCGAGGTCAACAAGATCCACTTGGCCGTCATCCGCATCATCAACGAGTACCGCAACAATCGCATCACGGTCGACTTCGTGAGCAAGGAAGGCAAGGAGTACGACAAACTGGCTGACACGTGCGACGGCCTGTACCGTGCTGACGAGCAGGACAGTGGAGCCGAGGAAGCTTACGACAACGCCTTCGAGGAAGGTGTGGCCGGGGGCTTTGGAGCCTGGCGTCTGCGCACCGTGTACGAGAATGAAGAGGACGAAGAAGACGAGAAGCAGCGGATCCGCATTGAGCCGATCTTCGATGCTGACTCGTCTGTGTTCTTCGACCTGAACGCCAAGCGCCAAGACAAGGCCGACGCCAAGCGTTGCTTCGTCATCACGTCCATGACACGTCAAGCCTACAAGGACGAGTGGGGCGATGATCCTGCCTCGTGGCCGAAGGAAGTCCATCAGTACGAGTTCGACTGGTTGACGCCTGACGTCGTCTTCGTGGCCGAGTACTACCGTGTCGAGGAAACCCGTGAGACCGTCTACGTCTGGGAAACCCTGAACGGCGATGAGGAACGCTACAAGGACGCCGACTTCGAGGCTGATGAGACCTTGGAAGAACGCCTGCTGGCTGTTGGCAGCCGTGAGGTTCGTCAGAAGAACATCAAGCGTCGCCGTGTCCGCAAGTACATCCTGTCAGGCGCCAAGATCCTCGAGGATTGCGGCTACATCGCCGGCAAGTGCATCCCCATCGTGCCCATGTACGGCAAGCGCTGGTTCGTCGACAACGTGGAACGCTGCATGGGCCATGTCCGCTTGGCCAAGGATGCTCAGCGCCTGAAGAACATGCAGCTGTCGAAGCTCGGTGAAATCAGCGCCCTGTCCTCGGTTGAGAAGCCGATCCTGACTCCTGAGCAGGTCGCTGGGCACCAGATGATGTGGGCTGACGACAACATCAAGAACTTCCCCTACTTGCTGGTCAACCCCATCACCGATGCCAACGGCAACCAAGCCATCTCTGGTCCGATCGGCTACACCAAGCCGCCTCAGATCCCCCAGGCCTTGGCTGCTCTGCTGCAGATTACCGAGCAGGACATGCAAGACCTCTTGGGCAACCAGCAGGCAGGTGAAGAGCTTCAGCCCAACATCAGCGGCAAGGCAGTTGAGCTCGTGCAGAACAAGCTCGACATGCAGACCTTCATCTACATGAGCAACATGAGCAAGGCCATCAAGCGCTCGGGTGAAATCTGGTTGAGCATGGCTCGCGACGTGTTGGTCGAAGAAGGCCGCAAGATGAAGTCCATTGGCCCACAAAACGAGATGCAGTCGGTCGAGCTGGCCAAGCCTGTGGTCAACGAGAAGGGTGAGATTGAGACTGAGAACGACCTGTCTGAAGCCGAGTTCGACGTCAATGTGGATGTTGGCCCATCGTCTTCGAGCAAGCGTGCTGCCACCGTCCGGGCCCTGACCGGCATGGCTTCACTGACTGATGACGCTGAGACCAAACAGGTCCTTGGCGCCATGGCCATGATGAACATGGAAGGCGAGGGCATCACTGAGGTGCGTGACTACTTCCGCAAGAAGCTGCTCCGCATGGGAGTCGTTAAGCCCACAGAGGAAGAACAGCAGACCATGGCTGACGAGAAGGCCAACCAACAGCCCGATCCGAATACCCAGTACCTGCAGGCGGCAGCTGACGAAGCCAGTGCCAACGCCACTCAGGCACGTGCCAAGACCATCCTCACGGTGGCTCAGGCAGACGAAACCAAGGCCAAGACCATGAAGACCTTGGCTGATGTGGACTCGGCAGAACAGCGCCAGGCCATGGAGGTCATTGAAAAGTTCGGTGGTTTGGGCCAAGTCCAACCACAAGGGGCCGAAACTGTATCACAGAACGGCATTCCACTGTAAGATCTTTGTTTATGCGGTTCCCACCCAGCCGCTTTAATGGGTGAGTTTTGAATGGGGTCATTGAAATGAACAAAAAGGCAGACGGCCAAGCAACGGCAGACGATGAAGTGGTAACCTTGGAAGACGAAACCACGGTTGTGGACGGCGAGGGCGAAGACGGTAGCACCGACGAAACCCAGTCCGATGACAACGAAGGCGAAGGCACCCAGGAAACTGCCACCGAGTCCGATGACGTTGTGGTAACCATTGGTGAGGAAACGCCGCCCACCGAGGAAGAGACCCAAGCGCCTGAATGGGTACGCGAACTGCGCAAGACCAACCGCGAGGACAAGCGTCGCATCCGTGAACTGGAAGAGAAGCTCAACGCCACCAAGACTGCTGAGACCAAGCCGGCAGCCCTGGGCAAGAAGCCCACTCTCGAAGACTACGACTACGACACTGAGAAGTTCGAGCAAGCATTGACAGCTTGGTACGACCGGAAACGTGAGGCCGACCAAGCTGCAGCCCAAGCCGAAGCTGCACAGAAAGAGCAGCAGAAAGCTTGGCAGGCCAAACTGGACGCCTACGGCAAAGCGAAAACTGAGCTGAAGGTGAAGGACTTCGACGACGCCGAGGCAGTAGCCCAGGACGTCTTCAACGTCACCCAGCAAGGCATCGTGCTGCAAGGAGCTGAGAACCCCGCACTGGTCATCTACGCGCTGGGCAAGAACCCGAAGAAGGCGAAGGAAATCTCGACCATCACCGACCCCGTGAAATTTGCTTTCGCGGTGGCTAAACTGGAGACTCAATTGAAAGTTACGCAACGCAAAGCAGCCACGGCACCGGAACGCACTGTCCAGGGAACTGGCAACAAGTCTGGGACTGTGGACTCAACCCTCGAGCGGCTGCGCGCAGAGGCGGCAAAGTCTGGGGACTTCACCAAAGTCCTCCAGTACAAGAAGTCGAAGCAAGCGGCCAAGTAAACCATTTCTGAAATAGGAGCCAATCATGGCAAATGCATTTTCCAAAGAAGAGCGCGTCGCGTTTGAAGACATCCTCGAAGGCTTCAATGACGCCTTGGTCCTGAGCCGCAACGTCGCCACCTACGCGACTGACTCCACGATGATGGAGCGCACCAACGACATCATCTGGCGTCCTCAGCCGTACATCGCTACGTCCATCGACGGTGCGCCTGGTACGGACATCTCCGCGTCGTACAAGAACATGACTCAGCTGTCTGTGCCGGCCACCATCGGCTTCAGCAAGACTGTGCCGTGGACCTTGAACGCCAAGGAGCTGCGCGACGCGTTGCAAGAGAACCGTCTCGGCGACAGCGCCAAGCAGAAGCTGGCCAGCGACATCAACGTGGCACTCATGAACGTGGCGTCCGCCCAGGGCACCCTGTTCGTGAAGCGCACCGCTGCTGCTTCTGGCTTCGATGACGTGGCGCAAGCTGAAGCGATCTTCAACGAACAAGGCGTGCCTTCGTACGACCGCTACCTCGCTCTGAGCACGCGTGACTACAACGGCATGGCAAGCAACCTGGCCGGCCGTCAGAACATGACTGACCTGCCCAAGGAAGCCTACCGCCGCGCCTACGTCGGCATGATCGCGTCGTTCGACACGTACAAGCTGGACTATGCCAACCGCCAAGCTGCTGCAGCTGGTGGTGCCGGTCTGACCATCAGCACTCTGGATGCTGCTGTCAACTACTACATCCCCAAGGCCACGAGCACCTCCGTGGGCGGCAAGATCAACGTTGACAACCGCTACCAGACCGTGACTGTCTCCAGCACCGCTTCGGTGGCTGCAGGCGACGCGTTCACGATCGCTGCGGTTAACGCTGTTCACCACATCACCAAGGGCGACACCGGTCAACTGAAGACCTTCCGCGTCATCAGCGTGGACAGCGGCACGACCATGACGATCAGCCCGCCGATCATCAGCAACCAGGTGGCCAACGACGCTTCGGCCCAGTACCAGAACTGCGTGGTGAACACCAAGTCTGCGACCTCGGCCATTGTGTTCCTGAACACCGTTGCCGGTTACGTCAACCCGTTCTGGCAGAAGGATGCACTGGAAATTCTGCCCGGCCGCTATGCCGTCCCGTCCGATGCTGGCACCGCAGTGATGCGCGCCTCCACCGATCAGGGTATCGAGCTGGTCATGCAGAAGTTCTACGACATCGACACGATGAAGACCAAGTACCGCTTGGACACTCTCTTCGGTGTCGTGTGCAAGCAGCCTGAAATGGCCGGCTTGATTATGTTCAGCCAGACCTAAGCTGATTGAGGGAAGGGGCTTCGGCCCCTTTCTTCAACTTGTTGATCAATCCACCTGAGGACACCAAAATGACTGAAGAAGTTCAAGCTGCTGACGACCAGTTCCCCACGCTCGTCTACAAGGGCCACGGCCCGCACTCCCGCGCTGGCGGCACCTACGACTACGCTGCTGCCAATGACCAGGAAGAGCTCGACGCCAAGCTGGCTGGTGGTTGGTTCACCACGTTGCCTGAAGCCATCGATGCCCACGACAAGCCCGTGGTGAAGTCTGATGACAACGCGCCGCCTACCCGCAAAGAGCTTGAAGCCAAGGCCAAAGAGCTGGCCATCAAGTTCAACAACAAGACGACCGACGCTGAGCTCAGCGCCGCGATCACCGCAGCACTCGCCAAGGAGTAATCATGGGCTGGACTAAGCGCCAATTCGTCACACAGGCCTTCGAAGAAGTCGGGTTGGCGGCTTACGTCTTCGACCTGACACCTGAGCAGCTGCAAAGCGCCATGAACCGGCTGGACTCCATGATGGCGTCATGGAACGCCAAAGGAATCCGGCTCGGTTACCCCATCCCGTCGAGCCCGCAGAACGGCAACCTCGATGAGGAGACCAACGTGCCTGACTCGGCCAATGAGGCCATCTACCTGAACCTCGGGATCCGCATTGCTCCTGGCTTCGGCAAGACGGTAGCCACTGAGACCAAGGCCTCGGCCAAGATGGCCTACGACACTTTGCTGTCTCGTGCCGCCATGCCACCTGAGCAGCAGTTCCCAGGCACGATGCCTTCGGGCGCTGGCAACAAACCATGGCGGGTCTACGACGATCCGTTCCTTCGTCGACCAGTCGATCCCCTGCTTGCAGGTGAAGACGGCCCAATCGAGTTCAACTAGGAGAACCTCACATGCCACAAATCAATCAACTCGCTGCCGTCGATCAAGTCCAATCTGGCGACCAGGTACCCATCTACTCGGCAGCCAACGGCGATGCGCGTAAGGCTTCGCTCGCACTACTCAAGACCTTCTTCCAAGAAGGTATCACTGCTGCCGACGACAAGATCACCCAGTACGCGGCACCAAGTGCAACTGGCTTCAGCATCCAGGTCAACAACGACGCTGACAGCGTCTGGCTGGTGCTCACGCCGACTGCTGGCTTTGCTGCAGGCACTCTGGTGCTTCCTGCTGTGGCCAACTGCGTCGACCGCCAAGAAGTCCTTGTCAACTGCACCCAGGCTGTGACCACGTTGACTGTGTCTGGCAATGGTGCCACCGTCACTGGTGCGCCGACCACACTGTCTGCCAACGGATTCTTCCGCTTGCGGTTCGACGCCATCACCGACACCTGGTACCGCGTCGGCTAAGGAGACAATATGCAAATCCCGATCCTCAGCGGGGTCTACACGGATGGAGGTCCAGACTTCCGTACGTCGTACCCTGTCAACATGGTCCCAGTGCCCAAGGAGCAAGGAATCTCCAACGGGTACCTGCGCCCAGCTGACGGCATTGTCCAATCAGGCACTGGCCCTGGTGTCGATCGCGGTGGCATCAATTGGAATGGCCAGTGCTACCGAGTGATGGGCAACAACCTTGTGCGCATCGCTGAGAGTGGCTCAGTGACCGTGCTTGGAGATGTCGGTTCTGACAACCTGCCAGTCACGTTCGACTACTCATTCGATCGATTGGCCATCTCGTCAGCTGGCAGCCTGTTCTACTACAACAATGTCTCGCTCACGCGCGTCACTGATGCCGACCTAGGCACTGTCATCGACTTTGTCTGGGTTGACGGCTACTTCATGACGACAGACGGTGCATCGCTCATCGTGACCGAGCTCAATGACCCGTTTGCAGTCAGCCCGTTGAAATACGGCAGCTCTGAAGCCGATCCTGATCCAGTGGTTGCGCTCCTCAAGTTGCGCAATGAAGTCTATGCTCTGAACCGCAACACCATCGAGGTCTTTGACAACATCGGTGGCGACTTCTTCCCGTTCCAGCGCATTGACGGTGCGCAGATCCAAAAGGGCGTCGTCGGCACTTACGCCTGTTGCGTGTTTGCTGAGACTGTCGCCTTCGTAGGCAGCGGACGCAACGAGGCCCCATCGATCTACCTGGGCGCCAACGCCAGTGCCATCAAGGTGGCGACGATGGAGATTGACCAGATCTTGGCTGAGTACACCGAGGCTGAGCTGTCGCGCTGCATCGTTGAGGCCCGCAATGACAAGAGCCACCAGCACTTGTACATCCACCTGCCTGACCGGACCATGGTCTATGACGCGGCAGCTTCACAGCAGCTTCAGGAGCCTGTCTGGTTCCATCTGACGTCAAGTCTGCAGGGCTTCAGCAAGTACCGGGCGCGCAACTTTGTCTGGTGCTACAACAAGTGGTTGTGCGCAGACCCGACGACCAGCAAGCATGGCTACCTTGTTGAGAACATCTCGTCCCACTACGGTGACGACGTGCGCTGGGAGTTTGGCACGATGATCGTGTACAACGAGGGTCGTGGAGCCATCTTCCATGAACTTGAGCTTGTCGCCCTGACTGGCCGTGTTGCGTTTGGTAAGGATCCAATGATCAGCACATCGTACTCGATTGACGGCGAGAACTGGAGCCAGCTGCGCGCCATCAAGGCAGGCAAGCAAGGCGACCGCACCAAGCGTCTGTCGTGGCTCCAGCAAGGCAGCATGCGCAACTGGCGGATCCAGCGATTCAATGGTGACAGTCAGGCCCACCTATCATTCGCGCGCCTCGAGGCACGCGTCGAACCTTTGGCATACTGACATGGCTGCAGATCCGAAACCCCTAACGCGAGACCAGCTCGCCAAGTTCCTGCCAGACGCCGAGGCCATCAAACGCTTCGAGCGTCTGTTCGCAGTTGCTGGTGACCTGACACCGACTGACGTTGCCACGCTCTACCGCTTGACACAAGAGGCCTCGATCGATGCTGGTATTGCTGACTCCAAGGCCAACGAGGCTCTTGACGCTCTGAACCGCATCGCCAACAGTCTGGACGTGCTGGCCAAGGCTCCTCCGCAAGGCCGCGACCCGTTCTTGATTGGTGACTACATCGATGTCAGCACGACTGCGCCAGTTCCCGTTGGTGCCGTTGGGCGACTGCGGTGGAACGACACTGATGGCACGCTTGACCTTGGTCTGAAGGGCGGGAATGTCACGCTCCAACTCGGCCAAGAAAACGTGCTGCGAGTCAAGAACGACGAGGCCACAACTCTCACTGACGGAGAAGTTGTCTACATCACTGGTGCCAGTGGAGCCAACCTGCTTGTCAAGCGTGCCCTGGCCAATTCAGACGTCACATCAGCTTCAACCATTGGTGTAGTCACTGAGTCGATTGCCTCAAATGGTCAAGGCTTCATCACGACCTTTGGTCAGGTGCGAGGTTTTAATACCTCAGCCTTCAACGAGGGCGACATCTTGTATCTGTCACCAACTGTGCCTGGTGCCATCACGGCCACAAAGCCAGTTGCTCCGCAGCACATGGTCCTAGTTGGTTACTGCACCAAGAAGTCGGCTGGTAATGGCGAGATTTTTGTCAAGGTTGACAACGGATACGAGCTTGATGAGCTGCACAATGTGCTGGTCACCAATCCAGTGTTGGCCGGCAGTCTGCTGATCTATGACGCGACCGTTGGCGTTTGGAAGAACGCTCGGCTGACTGCAGGCACCAACGTGGCCATCACCAACGCTGATGGTTCGATCACACTTGCAGTCGCAAGCGCGGCCCCATCTGGTGCTGCTGGCGGAGTACTCAGTGGAACGTACCCCAACCCAGGTTTTGCCGTCGACATGGCAACTCAGGCAGAACTTGACGCTCACACTGGATCGTCAGCTGCTCATGGCGCGACTGGCGCGGTCGTTGGTACAACCAACGCTCAGACACTGACCAATAAGACATTGTCGGCTCCGGTCGTGACTGGCACCACTGACCTGCAAGGTGGTCAGATCAAGTTTCCAGCTACGCAGGTCCCAAGTGCTGACCCTAACACGCTTGACGACTACGAGGAGGGTACGTGGACACCAGCCTTTAGCATCTCGGGTGGCGGGTCAGTCACGTTTACCATCATCGAAGCCAAGTACGTCAAGATTGGTCGATTGGTGTTCTGCATGTTTGCCGCAGCGCGCAACGATGCCGCAGCTTTGACGAGTGCTGTGACATGGTCGCTCCCGTTTCCGTCTGATGGGACCTCTGCTTGGTTTCCATGCGGGGTGTATTCGCTGAACGGGGTCAGCAACTCAGGCGTGGTGTTGATTGACAACTACGTGAACAACATCGCCAACGGCCACAATACCGCTGCCGGCGCCGACCTCAATTACGTTGTGCTTGCCAATGGGTATCGCATCAACGTCTCAATGACCTATATGACAGCCTAAGGAGAACCACATGTCAGTCCTAGTCAAGAACATCATCCCGCGTAAAGAAGCTGAAGCCGCTCAGACAAGCCAGTACACAGCAGAAAACTGCAAGACCATCATCGACAAGTTCACGGTGACCAATACCAGTGTCGCCAATGTGAACTTCAGCGTGAACCTTGTGGCGGCTTCAGGTACTGCCGGCGCGAACAACCTTGTTTTGAAGACTCGTGCCATCGCGCCGAATGAGACGTACACCTGCCCAGAGCTTGTGGGCCAAGTGCTTGAATCTGGTGGCTTCATCTCCACACTGGCTGGAACAGGAGCCTCGTTGACCATCTCTGCCTCGGGCCGCGAGATAACCTAATGTTTACAAGGTGGCCGGATGCGTGTTAGTATCTGGCCACCTGTGGTGCTTCGACGCCACAGCAGCTGAGCCTAACGAGCAGCCAGCAGCTCATACCGCCCTGAAAAGGAGAGTTTGAATGCTGGCTGAAGCCAAATCCCACAATCTTGTGGATCAATCCAAGATTGAGCAGGTGGAGTCCCACTTGCTAGACCTTCCACAGGTCGAATGCCCGGTCGTCCATCACTTCGGCCCTGGCATCTACATTCGAGAAGTCACCTTGCCCGCTGGCACATTGGCCATCGGCCACGCCCAACGGTTTGAGCACCTCAACATCATGTTGACAGGCGCAGTCGCAATGGTGGGCGACGACGGTCAGACCAAGGTGCTGCGAGCGCCCATGATCTTCGTTGGCAAGCCTGGGCGCAAACTCGGCTACGTGCTCGAGACCTGTATCTGGCAGAACGTCTACGCCACCGAGGAGCGCGACATCGACAAGCTCGAATCGATGTTCCTCGACAAGAGCTCCACATGGCAAGCCCACGCTGAAGCAGCTAAGCAGCTTGAGTCGTACCACCGTCGTGAAGACCGTGAAGACTTCGAGCTGGTGGTCCGCCTTGCCGGCTTCACACCAGACGTCGTGCGAGCTCAATCAGAAAATCCCCACGACCAGATTGCCATGCCCGAAGGGTTCGGCGCCAAGTTGACCATCCGCCCATCGGCCATCGAGGGCCTTGGTGTGTTCCTCAGCTCGCCTGCTGAAGCTGATGAGGTTTTGGCCCCAGCTCGAGTCTTAGGTCACCGCACGCCTGCTGGTCGATACACCAACCACTCAAAGACGCCCAACGCCAAGTTCATCAAGGATGAAGACGGCGTCATCTGGCTTGTGGCTACTCGACGCATCGCCGGTTGTGCTGGCGGAAGCCAGGGCGAAGAGGTCACGATCGACTACCGTCAAGCTCTCGCCCTCTCAGGCATCAATTTAATCGAAGGAGAATCCCAATGAGCGGAATCGCAACGGCCGTGGTGGCCGGTTCAGTCATCACTGGAGTCATGTCCAGCAACGCCCAGCAGGACGCCGCGGAGTCTGCTGCAGGCGCCCAAACCGCAGCGAGCGAAGCATCAATCGCTGAGCAGCGACGTCAGTTCGACGCCGTGCAAGAGCTTCTGAAGCCTTACGTCACGGCCGGCCAAGGTGCCATCGAGGGCCAGCAGGGTCTCCTTGGTTTGGCAGGACCTGAAGCTCAGCAGCAGGCCATCGCAGCTCTTGAGGCTGGTCCTCAGTTTCAATCGATGATGAAGCAAGGCGAGAACGCCATCTTGCAGAACGCATCAGCAACTGGAGGCCTGCGAGGCGGTAACGCCAAAGCCACTCTGGCTCAGTTTCGCCCGCAGCTGCTGAGCCAGCTCATCGAGTCTCAGTTCAGCAAGCTTGGTACCGTCTCAGGTCTTGGCCAAGCATCGGCCGCCGGTCAGGCAGCAGCTGCCCAGCAGACTGGCGCCAACATCGGCAACGCCCTGACGCAGCAAGGTCAGGCAGCTGCTGGTGCCGCCCTGGCGTCTGGCCAAGCTCAGGCCCAGATGTGGGGAAATATCGGTAGCAGCATCGGCAATGTCGCCACGCTCAAAGCTTTGAAGGTGTTCTAATCATGGCCCAACCATTCAACTACATGCTCAACGTCCCAGATCCGACTCAGTCGGTCATGGGCGGCGTTCAAAACGCGCTCAACATCTCCAACATGATGTCACAGCGAAACCTGGCCGAGCAGAAAGCCCTCGACCTGCAGAAAGCTCGTGAGACTCAGATCCAGATGGAAACTGACCTTGGCACCCTGTCCAAGAACCCGACGCCGTCGGCTCTGGCCAGCATGATGGTCAAGTACCCCAGCCTGAGCGAGAACTTCAAGCGCACCTACGACGTGCTGAGCACCGAGCAGAAGGACTCACGCCTGGGGCAAGCCACACAGGTCTACGCCGCGCTTCAATCTGGCAAACCTGAGATTGCCCAGCAGCTGCTGACTGAGCAGGCCACGGCCTACCGCAACTCAGGCCAAGAGCGTGAAGCCAAGACGCTTGAGGACTTGGGCGTGCTGATCAAGACCAGCCCTGAGACTGCCAAGACCTCGACCGGTCTCTTCCTGGCTTCAGCCATGGGTCCTGACAAGTTCACCGAGACGTTCACCAAGCTTCAGGGCGAACAGCGTGATGCCGAGCTCCAACCGTCGAAGCTGACTGAGTCGCAAGCCAAGGCCCAAAAGGCGGCGGTGGAGGCCAAGTTCGCTGAATCTGGCGCCGTGCTCGACCTGCAGAAGAAAGGCTGGGACATCACGAAGATCCAAGAGGACATCAAGATCGCCAAGCAGAACGCTTCGATTGCTGCTCTCAACGCTCAGATTGCTCGTGAGGGCAACCAGATCAAGCGCGAAGAGAACCAACTCAAGCTGCAAGATTTGGTTCAGAAGCGTGACACCGCCGTGCGTGAAAAAGCCGCCGACCTCGAGTCTGCTCGAACGAACATGGACAACATGCTCAACACGGCTGACCGCATCTTGAAGACGCCAATTGGCGTGATTGGTTCAGCTGCCGGCCCAGTGTCATCGCGCATGCCCACACTCAGCCAGGACACAGCCGACTTCGAGGCTCTGGTCGAGACGCTTGGCTCACAGTCGTTCATGGCCCAGATCCCAAATATCAAAGGCATGGGTGCGCTGTCCAATGCTGAAGGCGAGAAGCTCCAAGCGGCTCTGCAGAACTTCAGCTTGAAGCAGTCTCCTGAGCGCTTGCTCGAGAACGTCCGTGAAGCCCAACGATTGGTCATGAAGGCTCGCAAGAACATGACTGCACGGGCAGGCTTGCCTGAGACCATCCCTGACACGCCTGCCGTGAGCACTTCTGGTGGTGACATCGATGCGCTCGTCAAGAAGTACACCCAAGGAGCCCGCTAATGGCAACACTCCAAGAACTTGAGCTGGCCTTGGTCAACGCCGACAAGGCGGGTGACCTCGATGCCGCACGGCGCTTGGCTGCCGTGCTTGTCAAGGCTCGCCAAGATACCACAAACCAGATCCCAGACACGATTGTGCCTGGTACGACCCAAGAATACGTTGAACCGTCTCTTGGCGAGAAGATCGTCGGCGCCGGCGAAGCTGCTCTGACGATCGGCACTGGTGCCACTGGCGGAACTGTTGGCATGATCGGCGGCACATTGAAAGGTCTGGCCGAGCAGATCTTGTCTGGCCAGTTCGGCAGCCGGGAAGCGGCCAACCTGGTTGAGAAGTCAGCCATGCAGGGAGCTCAGGCATTGACCTACGCGCCTCGCACGCAGTCTGGCCAAGAGCAAGTACAAGCCGTCGGCGAAGTGCTTCAGAACGTCCCTCCTGTCATCCCAGTCATTGGTCCTATCGGAGCCGTCTCTACTAGCGCCAAGATGGCTGCTCCAGCGGTGGCAGCAACTACCAGTCGTGTCGCAGCTCCTGTCGTAGCCGCCACCAAGCGGGCTGGTCAGGCTGTGGCCAAGGCCGCTGAGCCGATTCGTGAGATGATGCCCGGTGCAACTTCCAAGAAGCCCACTCCTGGCACTGGAGGCAGCATGGGCGCAGCTGGTGTTGACATGGCCACGCTGCGCCAAACCAAGGCAGACGAGTTGCCTGTACCCATCAAGCTGACCGAAGGCCAGAAAACTCGCCAGTTCGAGCAGCAGCGCTTTGAGCGCGAGACCGCCAAGCTGCCTGAGGTTGGAGCACCCATCCGCGAGCGCTTCGCCACGCAGAACAAGCAACTTCAGCAGAACCTTGAAGCCTTCGTTGACATGACCGGAGCTGAGGCTCCTGACCTGCGCTCCATCGGCCTGACCGTAGACAAGGCGCTACGTGACCGTGCTGCTCGTGACAAGACGCGCATCCGCACCTTGTACAAGGAGGCTGAGAAGGCCGGCGAGATGGAAGCCCCTGTCAAGCTCGACACCGTGGTCCAACACCTGGTTGATAACGCGCCTGAGGCTGAGGTGGCCAACGTGCTCAAAGCAACGCGAGCTAAAGCTTTGCAGCTCGGTGTGGCCACCGAGGCACCTGATGGTACGTTGATTGCCCAGCCTGTCACTCTCAAGACGGCTGAGTTGTTCCGTCGGTCGATCGGCGGCGCCACCAATGCTGAGCCAACTAACATCATGCAAGCTTCTCAGATGCGCAGCCTCATTGATGCGTCAACTGAAGGTCTGGGCGGCAACATGTACAAGCAGGCTCGTGCTGCACGCGCTCGATTTGCCAACGACTACGAGAACATCGGTCTGGTGAAGAACCTGCTTGGCCAGAAGCGTGGGTCGAACGATCGCGCCATCGCCATGGAGGACGTGCTTCGCCGCTCAGTCATTGACCCATCGACGTCGCTTGACACGGTCCGCCAAGTCCGCCGGTTGCTTCAGACCGAAGGCCAGAATGGCCAACAGGCTTGGAAGGAACTGCAAGGTGGCACGCTCAAGTTCATGCGTGATGAGGCCACCAAGGGCGTGGGTCGTGACGAGCTTGGCAATGCCGTCTTGTCGCCAGCCCAGCTCGACCGCGTCATCACCCAGCTCGACAAGTCTGGCAAGCTCGACTTCGTGTTCGGCAAGAAAGGCGCTGAGCAGCTGCGCACCATCAATGACGTGGCCAAGGACGTACTTACCACGCCGGCTGGAGCAGTCAATACCAGCAACACGGCCAGCGTGCTCGCAGGCATGATGGACATCGCCATCAGCGGCACGGCGGGTGTGCCTGCGCCAATCATGACAAGCTTCCGCTTGGCAACTAAAGGCGTCAAAGATGCAAAAACTCGTGCTCGCGTCAAGCGGGCTCTCGGTGAATAAAAGGAGTCCACATGCTACAAGTTCAATCGCCCCTCCAACAGTTCTTCGGCCTTTCAGGCGATCCCCTCGATGATGGAAGCATCTACATCGGCACCGCCGGTCAGAACCCTGAGACCAATCCAATCGCCGTCTTCTGGGATGAGGATGGTACGCTGCCTGCCGTCCAGCCACTGAAGACGTCCAACGGTTACCTCGTCCGCAGCGGCACGCCAGCTCGTGTCTACGTGGGCACGGCTGATTATTCTATGACGGCCAGGGACCGCAAAGGTCGCGTTGTATTTAACACAGCCAACGTGACAGCACTATCAAACCTTGAAGCTGACTTGGCTTCACCAGAAGGTTCCAGCTTGGTCGGATTTTCGCACAGCGCAAGTCCTGTAGGTGGCGATGGGACGGTTGACAAAAAATTGCGCACTATCGTCTGCGCCACTGATGCACCGTTTAATGTTCGTGGTGACGGGTCAAACCAATTTACCGAGATCGACGCCCTGTGGCAATACTGCCTGGCCAACGGGTACGACATCTTTTTTCCAGATGGCGAGTTTAGTTCTGGCGTCAACAACATGCCATTCAAACACCCGAACTACCCAGCGACCGACTTGCTTGATTGCAAAAACATCACCATCTACGGAAACGGCCCAAATACTGTTCTTCGTTCAGATTCTGTGACCGGAGCTGACGTGCTGAACCTCTATTCGGTGAAAAACCTGCACTTCAAAAACATGAGAGTCAAGGCATCCCTGTCTGGTTTTGCAGGGGCCGGCTCCAATGGTTGTTCTATTGTTGGTGGGTTTGATAATTTGACGTTTGACAAGATGTGGTTTGAAGATCTTCCCTACGTCGATAAGGCGCTGTATCTTGACGGCGGTAAGGCATTCACAATCCAACCAGGAACTCCTGCCACTGAGTGCGGGACGGTCAAAGCGACAAACATCTTCGCCAAAGGTTGCGTCTACGGTGTTGGTTTGGAAGTAGACCTCGTCAATTGGGGAAGTAAAAAGCATTCCATCGACGTCGACATTGTAGCTGAGGATTGCTACCATGGGGTACTTTTCTCCGCTGGTGAAGCCACAGGTCCGCTTAGCGTAGGCATGACCATGGGCTACCGCGTTCGTGCGCAGTTGATCAACTGCCAACGGAGCGTCGCCATTAGTCGCGCGCATGGTTGTGACATTGACGCCCAGATTATTACAACTAAGACTGCCGCACAGAAGCGGTTGAACCCTCAAGGAGGCGCGTGGAATAGCATTGACGCCGTAGTCGATGCCCTCATCTCGACGTACGCCAAGGATTCACGCGTCGCGGTGTACGGTGCCGCCGGTGAAGTCGACTACAAAGTCCAGATTGGCGGAGCGGGCGCAGGTCTCAGCGGCCAAGGTGGGTCGACAGATAACTGCCAGTTCTATATCGACCTTGGTGGTCAAGCAAATACCGCCATTTTCAATCTAGTCGACTCCGGCGGAAACACCACTACCAACTGCGCCTTCTATATAAGCACCACCACAGGCGTCACGCTCGCGTCGCTTCCAGTTCTGCTATTTGCTCCAGCGGAGAATAACACCGTAACTGTCGGGCCGGCGCAGCGGTTGGTTAACATCACGTTGCAAGATGGGTTGAAGTTTGCTCACACCGACGGGGTGACTAGCTACAACGACCTAACTCGCGACGAGTTAGGCCTCTTTTTTCGTCAGACTGGGGGTTCGTCAGCAGACCTTCAAGTCATGGGCGTTAAGAATCATGTTGGCGCTAAGAAGTTTGCTGTTCGTAATGATGGTTACATATGCTCTGATGGACGAGCAAGTGCTACTGCAGTCGCGACCGTGAAAGGCGTTCTACCTATCTACGACACTGCTAACGTCCTTGTCGGGTACGTCCCAATCTACACCACCTACACGCCGTAAGGATATGAAAATGGATCAAACGTTCATCAACTGGCTGCTTGGAGGTTTTGGCGCTCTCATCGGGTTCTTGCTCAATGCAGTTTGGCAGGCCGTCAAGGATCTACAGGCTGCTGACAAGGAGCTGACGAAGAAGGTCTCTGAGATTGAGGTCTTGGTGGCCGGAGCCTACGTCAAGAAAGACGAGTTCTCAACCTCGGTCACGGCCCTGTTCGCCAAGCTGGACAGGATTGAAGACAAGATCGACAAGAAGGCAGACAAGGAATGACTTACTCACTCAGCAAGAAGTCTCGCGATCGCCTGTCGGGCGTGCACCCAGACCTGGTCAAGGTTGTTGAGCGCGCCATCGAAATAACCGAGGTCGACTTTGCCGTGCTCGAAGGAGTTCGCTCCAAGACTCGGCAGGAGCAGCTCGTCAAGGCAGGCGCCAGCCAAACCATGCGGTCACGCCACTTGACTGGGCACGCCGTCGACCTCGGTGCTTACGTGGCCGGCTCCGTGCGCTGGGACTGGCCTCTGTACCACAAGCTTGCTGTTGCCGTCAAGCAGGCTGCCGCCGAGTTGCAGATCCCCATCGAGTGGGGAGGCGACTGGACGACGTTTAAAGACGGACCACATTGGCAGTTGCCTTGGAAGGAGTACCCATAATGGACCCGATCACCCTCAGCTCGATCTTCGGCATCGGTTCGAAGATCATCGACAAGATCTTCCCAGACCCGGCGCAGAAGGCACAGGCTCAACTTGAACTTCTCAAGATGCAGCAGGCTGGCGACCTGGACGAGATCAAGGTGCAGCTTAGCGCTATCATCGCTGAAGCTCAGTCCACAGATCCGTGGACAAGCCGTGCCAGACCGTCGTTCTTGTACGTGGTCTACGTGCTGCTGCTGTGGAGTATCCCGATGGGTGTTCTGACCATCTTCCGTCCAGAAGCTGCTGCCGCCTTCACCCTCGGCTTCAAGGCTTGGATGAGTGCTATACCAGAGCCGGTTTTGACCCTCTTCGGGGTGGTAATGACTGGCTACGTCGCCGGACGGTCCTGGGAGAAGGTCCGAGGCGCTACGAAATAGGCAGGGAATGACAGGAACCATGCAGGATTGAACAGAAAGGCCTAGTCCAGTACTTACTACTGGCTAGGCCTTAGTTGTTTCCCTCGGGTCATTCCTGAGGGTCAAGTTTGATCAAAGCTCCACAAGAAGCTGCTCCCAGGCCCTTCCGGCACCAGTCCACAGATCCTTGGCTGCCGAGTGAGGGTATTCCTCCACATAGACAATCCGCTGGCAACTCGTGTTCAGCAGCAGCTTGCAGCAGGTCATGCATGGGCTGGCCGTCACGTAGGCTGTGTGGATCGCGTACATGTCTCGGCACTGGAGCAAAGCGTTCTGCTCCGCGTGGATTGCCTGACAGCCATCGAGGTTCGTGCCGCTTGGCGCCTTGGCCCCTGAGCAGGCATGAGGGAAGACCTCAACCACGTAGGTGTTGTGCCCATCGTCATCTGTCACGACGTCCATGTGGTTGCAGTGAGGAAGCCCAGCCGCGACGCCGTTGTACCCTGTTGAGAGCACATGGCCACGGGCATTCAGCAGAACGCAACCAACGGCACGCCGGCAGCAGGTTGTTCTCTGAGCAGTGAGCAGGGCCAGCTTGAGGGCCCATTCGTCGCGGCTGAGTCTCATCTTAGTTCTCCCACCAGCGAAGGTCGTCACCGACTTTGGTCTCGCGCAAGGCGGCCAAGGTCTTCATCAGGTGCTGAGCGTCGTTCCAAAGCAGGATGTCTGTCTCAGGCTGCTCGAGCACCTCGCTGGCCAAGCACAATTTGGCATCAGCCCAGTTGGTCTCGTACAGGTGGCTTGAAGCTGCCGTCAAGAACAACCGCCCAGGCTTCACCGCGTTGGCCACTTGGCGATGCTCGTTCAGCAGACCGCAGACCAGATGGGCCAACATGCTGAAGTTGAAGACGTCGTACGGCACGCCAAGCCAGACATCGCTTGATCGCATGAACACGTGGGCATTGAGCTTGCCGTTGCGGATGCTGAAGAAGATGGCCACGGTGCACGGCACGTCCTTGGTTTGCGGTGGGCACTCACGCCAGATCGTCAGGCCAGCTTGGCGGCTGTCTTCATCGGCCAGCAGCTTCTCAACGATGTACGGCAGTTGTGCCTTGATCTTGGGGCCGTAGGCGCCGAAGAAGCGTTCACCATCGTCACTGAAGTCCTTGATGCGGCTGTTGTACGGGGCGATCGTCTCGACACGGTCATCACCAGACAGGATCCAGTAAGCTTCGGCAGCCATGAACTTGTAGCTCAGGCTGCGGTCAGGCACGCGAAGCACCGGACGGCGCATGTCGACCACCATGGTGCGTTGGGGAATCTCACGAGTCATCTTGCCACGTGGCGCCACTGGGTCACCGTTGGTCAGGATGTCGTTGATGGCGTCGAGCCAAGTTCTTGAAAAGTCCATGATGTTTCCTTAGATGAGGTCCAGCAGAGGATACCGCTGACCGTGTTTGAATCGCTTCCAGCTCTGCGGGTGTTGAACGGTTGCCGCCTTGATCTTCAGCCGGTACAGTTGCTGGTAGGCCTCAGTGCCAAGCGTGATGACGCGCTCAGGGTTCAGGTCGTGCAGCACAGACAAGTCTTGGTCTGAGTTGAGCCAGAGAATCTGGTCCTCACTGACTTCGGCCAAGTCGAGCTTCTCAGCCAACCACTGGCTGCAACCTTCGCCACTGAACGAAGCGAAAGGCCACTGATAGAACGCATCGCAGTCCTTGCGCTCAGCGAAGGCTTCACCGATCAGCACAATGCGGCCTTCCCAGTTGCCTGCTGACGCCATGTCCAGAGGGTGGCGCTTGAACCGCATCGGCTCGAGGTCTGAGACCATCTTGCTGATTTGGAACAGGTCGCCCTTGGTGTAGTCATGGGCCAACACAGGCAGCGACGTTGGTTGCTCGGCATAGAGGTCGTAGACTGTCTTGAGCTGGTGCTCGTTGTCCAGCATCTCCATGTGCTTGCGGCTGAGGTAGTTGGCCTTGACCGTCTCCCAGGCCGGTTGGCACTTGACCACCACAGCACCGCAACGCATGGCCAGACGCTCGAGCATCCGACGGCTTGCGTCGGTCAGACGATCACGACCTTCGCGGAACGCAACACCGTAGGGCATCTCGCTCAGCCAGCAGCGATCGAAGACCACGTCTTGGTAGCCAAGCAGCGCAGGCAGCATGGCCTCCACATACATGCGACCCAGGTTGCGGCTGACGCGAGGCAGAGCTGGGAAGTGCACGTACTTGGCGCCAGTGGTCTCAGCGTAGACCTTGGCGGCCGTGCTCTTACCACCACCGTCAGGACCCTCGAAGATGGTCAGTCGGCAGCTCACTTTGTCCATGACAGAATCTCCTTCAGCCGTGCCTCGGGGCCGACCCAGCCGGCAGGCTTCTTGACGTCGAACGCGCTGCCGCGTTTCGAGTCTTCGGCCTTGGCCACTCGGATCTTCGCCATGTTAGCAGAATGAACTGCATGCATGCCGGCGTGCCACTGAGCAGCATCAATGCCAGCAAAGAGTGCTGTGCCATAGGCCACGTAAGCCAGATCGAGCAGAGCATCGAAGGCGCCAACCTTGTCACCAGAAGCCAAAGCCTCTTTGAGCTCATCAAGTTCTTCTTGGAGGAACTTGACGCGAAAGTCCTGCGCAGCAGGGTCCTGCATGAGCTTGTCCTCGTTGCCCAAAGGCAGGTCGAACTTCTCATGGAATTCAGCAACATTTCCGATCATCAGAACGGCGCTCCTTTCGTGGCTTTGCGGGCAACCGGCTTGACGGGCTTGCCATCAGCTGCTTTGCGGCACACCCACAGGTTGTTGCGGGCATGATCTTCGTGCAGAGGGCCGAAGATGTTGCTGATGGCGTCATTGTCGAAGTACTGCTCCAACGCCTTGCGGACTTCCAGCACGGCCGCCTTGCTGCAACCAGTTGGGTCAACCTTGCCGATGTGCTTGATGTCCATGAACGTGCCGAAGCGGCGCTCAATGACGTAGCCAGCCTTCTCGATGGCAGCCTGCAGCTCAGGCACCTTGTACTCATGGATGTGGTTCTTGGCGTGACGCACGCCGTCGTAGACCGGAGTCGAGAGCAGCAGCACACCACCGGGCTTGGTGGCAGCGAACATGGCCTTGAGCAGGTTGGCGCCGTGCTCGACCTTCATGTGCTCGATGACTTCGTAGTTGACCACGACATCGAAGCCCTCAGGACGCGCCTTGAGGAGTTCCTTGTAGCGCTCGACGAAGTTGAACTCGCCCAAGAACTGGAGGCGTTGGCTGTTGGACGGCTTCAGCTTGTTGAGGTCCACGCCAGTGTAGTGGTTGACATGAGCTGCCGCACCGCCTGTGAGAATCTTGCTGAGTGGCTTGTCTTCGCCACAGCCGACCTCGAGGACGTTGTGCTTGGCCGTGATGAAGCGACGGGCAAAGCTCCAGCGCCAGAAGTGGGCGGAGTAGTCACGGTGCAGCGTGCGGCCATGGCCTGCTTCGTGCAGTTGGGTGGTGTCGTAGTCGCGTGCATCGCGGGAGGATTCTTTGGTTGCTGCTTTAGGCATGATGGTTCCTTATTGGATGAGTGCCGTTGAGAAAAATGAGGCGACTTGTCGGCGTCGCCTCGGTGCCGGTTTACTTCGCCACCTTGGCTTCGGGCGGATTCTGGCCTTGCTTCTTCAGGTGGTTGCGGTACCACTTGACGTAGCCGCGCTTCTTCTCGTCCAGACCGAACTCGGCTTGGACCTTCTCGAAGATTTGGTCGTCTGTCAACTTGCCGGCCATGATCAGATCTTGGAACATCTGAGCAGCCGACGGCTTCTTTTCGCCTGGCTTGGCAGGCTTTGACACCGGCTTCTTCACCACCGGATCGACAGCGCGGCGACCGGCTTTGACCTCGGTCGTCTTTGCTGCCGGCTTCTTCACCACCGGATCGACAGCGCGGCGACCGGCTTTGACCTCGGTCGTCTTTGCTGCCGGCTTCTTGGCGGCGGGTTTCGCTGCTTTGGCGGCAGCCGGCTTCTCAGCCGTGGTTTGCTTTTTGGCGGTAGCCATTTCGAGCTCCTGTTTGCTAACGTTGATGACTTGGCCAAGATATTCCATGGCCTCCTTTGTTGCCCCGAGGGTCTGGCTGTAGTTCACGAAGAGCTGGCATGCCTTCTCAACGGGGTATCCTTCCATCGGCGTGAACCGCTGGTCGAATGAGTCCGCCGACGTCGAATGGACCTCAAGGCCCAGGATGATGTCGAGCGGGATGAACTTGACGAGACCTGCAGAACGGTCAACCTGAATGCAGGTTCGTCTGTTGTGGTCGTGGCACGGCATGATCACCGGCGCTTGCTTCTTAGTTGCCATTCTTTTTATCTCCAGAAAGTTGGTCAGCGATGACGGACAGCTCAAGAAGGCCTTGCATCAAGACCTTGGCTTCAGGCCAGTACTGCGGTCCGTAGACCTGCCAGTGAAGCTGAACTGTGCCGCTCTTCTTGCTCACGAGAGCACGCCTGCCGCCGTCGATGTACAGCTGAAAGCGAATCTCCTCGTGCGTACTCTCGTCAATAATCTCAATGGTGTCCGGGTTGCTGATAGTCATTTGCATTCACCATCGTACGGAGGCCACCCAGTGCGGTCGTTGGCAGGCACACCGGCTTTTGCTTCGGCCTTCCAAGTTGCGACCATGGAGCAGTAGAGGTTGTGCTGGTCATCGGCGTCCTGAGCATCGAAGTGCCCAAGTACGCCAACCAAGATCAGGAATGCGACGGCCAGAGCCGCCTTGCCCAAGCTCGTCATGATCAAGCTTCCTTAGGCAGCAGGCCAGTGCGCTTCATCTCGCATCGATACCAAGTGGGGTAGTGCTTCTTGGAGTCGTCAAGGTTGAACTGCTGCTTGAGTGCTTCCCAGACTTCTTGGTTGGTCTTGCCAGACAGGATCAACTCACGGGCCGTGGCAGAGATGCCCATCTTCTTCGGCTTGACTTCAACTGGGTCTGCAGCACGGCGGCCTGCCTTGACGACTTTGGCCTTGGGCTCGTCAGCAACTTTGGTCTCAGCAGGCTTGGGGTTCTTCAGAGATTCGAGGTGGGCAGCAGCTGCGCCGAGTTTGCACTCGAACTTGTCGCCGACCTTCGTGATGAAGAGGTTGTAGTCGCGAGCTTGGAGGCCGAGCTTACGCAGAGCGGAAGTGGCTGAGTCGCGGGCGGTGTAGGTCTTGGTCGTCATGGTGGGTCCTCAGCAAGGTTTGTTCGGTCAAGCACCATTGCGTTGACCGTGATTAGATTTTAGTGTGCCGCAGTGGCCATGTAAACACCTATTTTCAAATTATTTGCGTAATTTTTTGAGCGCGTCAAACAAAGCGTTCTGCCCACGGCGCTTCGACTTCACAGCAGCCAAGACCACTTCATCGACTGTCCCACGAGCCATGATGTGGTGCACGAAGACCTTCTTGCTCTTGTTGCCCTGACGAAGCACGCGGCGGATGAACTGGTCGTAGAGCTCGTAGTCCCAGGTCAGTGAGTGCCAGCAAACATGGTTCCCCATCTCCTGCAGGTTCAGACCGTGGGCCATGGCTTGCGGGTGGCCGAGCAGCACAGGCAGCTTGCCGGCGTTCCAGAGCTGCTCTAGCTCAGATGACCGCTTGGCGCTCACGCCTCCGCCGATGTACGGCACATCTTGTCCGAGCTTCTCGCGCAGCCGATCGAGGTCGTGCTCGAAGTCGTAGGCCACGAGGAGCGGGCTACCTTGCAGCTCGTCGATCAGATCGGCCAAGGCGTCAACCTTCTCGGTGTGCAGGTTCACCCACTCACGCTTGGACTTGGGCAGCTTGATCAGGGCCTGCACATCAGGATCGAGGTAGATGCCACCATTGGCCACCTGACGGCACTTCATGGAGGCAGCTGCTGCCGTCGATGCGACGATGATCTTGGCGTCGAGCTTGGCGATCAGGTCCTCTTCGAGCTGGTTGTACATGGTCATCACATCAGCTGGCAGGTCGATGCGGATGTTGTTCTCGATGAGGGCAGGCATGTCGAGGTAGTCGTCAGCTGCCATGCGTAAAGCGAGTGGGCTGATGCGCTCGTAGATCTCGTCCTCAGCACCTTCGCGGATGTTCCAGCTGAAGCCGTCATGGCTTGGCACGAAGTACTTCATCCGGTAGTGACTGATATACGGACCCAGCGTGCGGCCTTGGTCAAGGATGTAGCACTGGCCGAACAGATCGAGCAGGCCGTTGGACGCTGGCGAACCAGTCAGGCCCCAGCGACGACGGAAGGTGTTGAGCACCAGCTTCAGACCCTTGAAGCGGTTGGTGTTGGTGTGCTTGAACTTGGACAGCTCGTCAACGACCAGCGTGTCGAAGCCCAGGTTCTTGAAGCGGCGCAGATCGACCTCGACCTTGGTCTTGCCCTGGGCAGTCTTGGTCTTCTTGGCTTGCAGGAGCCAATCAAGACCTTCAGGGTTGATGACGTAGACGTCTGCATCAGACTTCAGCGCCTCTTCCTTCCTGGGACCATGCAGCACAGCTACCTTGAGCCCGCCAAAGTCAGTCCACTTGCTGACCTCCTTGGGCCACACGCTGTAGCAGACTCGCAGCGGGGCGATGAGCAGGACCTTGTCCAGCAGCTTCTTCTGCTTGAGCAGTTTGATAGCAGCCAGTGTGATGCTAGTCTTGCCCAGCCCTGGATCCAAGAACAGAGCAGATGCTGCGTGCTCGAGCAAGAATTTGACGGCCTTCTTTTGATAGGCGTGTGGTTGCCACGGCTTCGATGACTGCGGAAAAAGCTTGGATTGCATTGTCGTGTACCTCTACTTGGTAGCCAAGCTGCTTGAGCTGGCCATGGATGTATTCTTGTTTTGGCTCAGGCTCTTCGCCTGGCCGCTTGAACTCAATCAACAACGGACGACCACCGGGAATCCAGAAAATCCTGTCTGGGTACCCTGTGTCGCCCGGCGTCACGAGTTTGGAGCCGATGATCCCGAGGTGTTTCCACGCCAGGTCAACGGCATCACGTTCAATCTTCGACTCTCTCATGGGAGCTTGTGAAGATCACGGCAAGGAGCGCAGACACCGTTCACCAGGCGCCCAGACCACTCGCCGCAAAGATCACAGTCACCAGGACGCCCGACAGGTATCTTGGCCGCTTCCTCACGAGTCTTCTTGATCATCGCTTCGTCCCATGGGGCGTCGCGGTCAAGTTGGCGATCGACTTCGTCCATCTTGTCACCCCATCAACTGAAGCGCGTGAGTGGCCTGCGACTTGGCGTCATCGAGCGCGTTGTGGTAAGTACCTTGGCGAGCCAGCTTGATTTGAGGCTGCAGGCTCTTCAGTGTACGGTAGCAGCGGTTGTTCCAGAAGTCCCAGGGGATGTTCCGGCCGATGGCAGCGTAGCAACCAGTCAGGATCGCATTGTCGAAGTCAGAACCATTGCCCCAGACCTTGACCTTCTTGTGGCCAAACTGGGCGAGGTATTCGGTCAGCTGGTCAAGTGCCGCAGCCAGTTGAACACCGCCCATGGTGGCTTCGGTCAGCACGGTCTTGGCTGCTTCGCTCTGCTTGTTCCACCAGTCGAGTGTCTCCAAGTCTTCGTGCAGCTCAGCAGCATTGCAGCTCTGGCGGTTGACCACCACATAGAGCTCCTTACCAAGCTGCTTGGTCTTGGGATCGAAAGCGACAGCACCGATCGAAAGGATGGCACACCCAGCGCGGCGGCCGAGGGTCTCGAGGTCAATCATCACGTGTTCCATGTTCATCTCCTTAGTATTTGCAGGGGCCGTTCTTGCTGGCACTGAAGAAGCACCAACGGCATTTGTCATTGGGGCGTGGGGCGAAGGTCGTGTCGTTCATCATGGCCTTCGTGCGCTTGGCCCAGACCTTCTTCAGGCGGTCGATGTCCTTCGGCGTGAAGATCAACGGCTTGTCAGCGTCTGGGTAGATGGTACCTTGGTCGAGGTAGGCCAGGCGGGGACGGACTTCCTTGAGGTGCGGGTGCAACAGGAGAGCCGCCAGTGCATAGAGCTCGAGCTGCTCCATGTACTCCTCATTCATCTCAACGCGGAACTTCCCCGTCTTCCAGTCAGTCACGATGAGGATGTCGTCGCCTTCGTGGTGGGCGCAGTCAAGCTTGATGCGAACCCAGCAGTGAACCCAGTTGTTCCACTCGGTTTCTTCCCAGTCCTTGGTGAAGGACCAGTTGTCTTCGACCACCATGCCGTTGATCGACTTCTTGAACTGCTTGCGCAGCGCCTTGAGTTCGACCTCGAAGAGCTTCAGCTCAGGCGGCACCGTTCGGCCTTTGCCCTTGATGTACTCCTCAGCCAGCGTGTGGATCGCAGCACCACGAGCCATGGCTGGGTTCGGTGGCTCCTTGATCTTGTCGATGTGCTTCAGTTTGAACTTCAATGGGCACTGCTTGTAGTCGCTGTACCGGCTGAATGACCAGCTTGTCGCTGGCTTGATTGGGATCACTTTCTTGGTGGCCATCAGAGCACCTTGCCTTTCTTGTCGTAGTCCTGGAGTTCATCCCAGTTGGTTGCGGAGATTGCTCCCTCGCTCAGAATAGAGACGTCGAACTCCACGCTCTCCATTGTTTTACGCAGCACTTCCATCTCAGGCTTCAAGATCTTCTTCGGCACGCTGACCGTGACTTGGTCGTGTACGTTGAGGACGATCTTGGCGTCAGGATGCTTGGCCGCATGGTAGCGAATGATCGCCTCCTTAGTGCAGTCAGCGGCCGAACCTTGAATGAGCACGTTGACCAGCTTGTAGTCGAACTCACGGATGCGACCATCAATAAGCTTCGGCTCCTCGCAGTAATACTCACGGCCACCCCAAGTGCGAATGGGCTCCTTGTTCTTGGCCCGCAGCTTCATGTCTTGGTACATCTGCTTGAGCCCAGGGTAGAGCAGCAGAATGGCCTTCTTCAACTCGCTGGACTCCTCGACTGTCATGCCATTGCGCTCAGCCAGCTTGCCGACGCCCATGCCGTAGATCAGACCGAGGTTGGTGTTCTTCACCGGCTTGCGGTCGTAGAACTTGCCCATCTTCTCGAGCTCAGCCTTGGCGTAGTCGTGGAAGTCGATCCAAGGGTTCTCGACGTACTTGTCCATCAGGGCGCCGCCGTCGAAGTGGGCCAAGATGCGAGGTTCCTGCTGTGAGTAATCTCGGTCGATGAAGATCTCACCTTTGAATGGCGTGATGTAGCTACGCACCTTGGGCAGTGGCGGCAAGACCTCCTTGAAAGGAGACTTGGGCAGCTTCTTCGCAGGCGCCTCGTGGTGGAAGATGGCGGCGAACTCCTTGGGGATGTTCTGGAAGTTCGGTGTCGATGACAGCCGGCCAGTTCGCGTGCCAACGTTGTGGTCACCAGACGGCGACTTGATTTGGTTCCAGGTCGTGAAGATCAGGCCACCAGACGCGTTGGCTGTGTTGAGCCACGGCTGCATGAAGGTGTTCAAGCAGGTGTTGAGCTGGGTCCTGTACTTGAGCACAGCGAGCAGCACCTTGTCAGTGACTCCTTGCAGCAGGGCCTCCTTGTTCGTTTGGAACTTGCCCGTTGGCGTCTTGGGCAGCAGACCAGGATCGGCCTTGCCGGCCTTGACCATAGCATCGACCAGCTGAGCGCCCGAATCGAGGTTGATGTCTGCGTCCGCCTTGAGGGTCTTGACGATCCAAGCATCGATCTTGACGCGCCAGTCGTTGTACATGGCCACGTCATCAGCCAATCGCTTGTGGTCCATCTGCAAGCCTTGGCGCTCCATCTCAAGCAGGATGGGCATGAGCTTGCGCTCACGGTCGTAGGAGGTCAGCATGCCACGGTCGACAGTCTTCTTCCAGAGAAGGTTGAAGATTGCCTCAGTGCGGTCCACGTCGCCGTTGGCATATTTGCCGACAAGGTCGCCAGGCGCGTAGGCGATGTACCGACCGAAGTAGTGCTCAGACGACTTGCTCTTGCTGATCTTGACGCCTTTGACCGGCTGGTTG